CTTCGTTTATCTGGAGGCGATGGCCTCGGTTAAGGTGATCGGCATCAATAAGAGCGGATACTGCGTATTAGACCACCAGAAAATCCCCATGGTGGGATCGATTGTGATCAAAGGCATCCTGGGCGAAATGCGAAGCAAGGCCGGGATGCCACCTAAGCAAAGAGCGCCTTACCGAACTAAGAAGCGCATGGCTCAACACCCACAGCAAGCACTGTAAGACCAGCCAACCGGGGGCATTCTATGGATCAGGAACAGCGGGAACGAAAACTACGCCAGGAGATACACGGCCTCAGGGTCAAAAAGTTCCACTGGCCGCTTGATGCCTTCAGGTTCATCATCAAGGGCCTCGGTTATGGTGAATCGCTGAGGGCTTTGCCGGAGGACCGCTTAACTGAGTTGAAGGCTCTCCTGCTCAAGTATCGCAAGCATGGCAGACCCCAAGTCTTTACTTTCGACCGCCAGGGCATGTATATGTTCTATCTCATGAAAACTGCGGCTTGGACCGAGTCTCAACTGCGGGCATTCATGCTGAAACACTTTTCCAAAAGCCACTGGAACCTACTCGACAGGAAGGAGCGCAGAGCTGTGATCGCCATGCTGCAGAACTATATCAAACAGAATGAAAAGAAAGCCAAATATACAGACAACAAGGAGGCATCCAATGGACACACCCAAGACCCCCAAGGCTAAAAAGCCCGTACCCACCCGTATTGACGCTAACGGCCAGAGCATTCCGGTCTCGATCATCAGACCTGAGATCCTCAAGCAGGACGCCATCGTAAGCAAGACCATCAACCGGGCCATCAAGCTGCATCAGCGTATGGTAGCTGACAAGAACAAGTTCTTTGAGGACGTGGAACTTTATCTCCAGCAGGTAGCCGAGAAGAACGGCCTGGAGTGGAAGGGCAATGCCGTCCTCAACAGCTTTGACGGCAAGTACCGGGTGGAGATCAGGTTCAAGGAACGCATCCAGTTCGGCATCGAACTTCAACTCGCCAAGCAGAAGATCGATGAGTGCCTGAAAGCCTGGTCCGCCGACTCCAACGTCAACCTCCGGGCCATCATCAGCGAAGCCTTCCAGGTCGACAAGAAAGGCGAGATCGCCAAGTACCGCATCCTGCGCCTGCGCCGTTACAACATCAAGGATAAGACCTGGAAGGAAGCGATGGAACTGATCGACCAGGCCATCCAGGTGGTAGCCACCAAGCAGTACATCAACTTCTATGAACGTGACGAGTCGGGCCAGTTCCGCCAGATCGTCCTCAACTTCCCTGCCCTGTGAGAAACAGTGGCAGCGTAACTCATCTCTATTTGATAAAAGCACAGGAGAATGAATAATGGCACCTATGAATACCAACACCGCAGAGGAACTGATGAATATCTTCAAAGATGAACGCAATTACCGCACCGATGAGATAGCCGAGATCCTCAGGGTCGACCGCTCCAGCGTCTACCGCTGGATACGTGACATCGGCGATCCTCTGCCGGCTTTCAGAACCAAAGAAAACGGACAGCTGCGCTGCTCCGGCAAAGACCTCAACCTCTATCTGCAGAAGCACAAGGTACGCCCCGAGTATGAGTAACAGCCATGAGTTCCGCATCAAGCGGGACAACTGCAGGGAAGCCTATCTGAACGGCAAGACCGATCCCACTGAGTTGGCGCTGATCTTCGGAGTTTCCGGCATCACCGTCCGTAAGTGGATCAAGTCCGGCAAATGGGACGAGCAGTTCAAGGAAGAGCGCAAGCTCGACCATGAGATCAACTTGGCCCGCAAGAAGGCACTCATCCAGGCACTGCGTGAATATGCCAAGAACCCGGCGGACACCGCTCTGCAGAGCCTCGTCAGCCTGATCAGGCAGAACCAGAAGGACGCTGAGCCTTCCAAAGAATTGAACGACTATATCGTCCGCTTCCTGGATCAGGTGACCGACTTCATGATCGAGAAGGGCTATGAGACTATGCTTAAACAGTTTCAGAGTATCGTGCTCGATCTTGCCGAGTACTTACGAGTCAGAAATGGATAGACACATGGTTACCTCCAAACACACCAGCCTACCTACCCTCCAACGAGTGGAGCTATTCCCTCCGGCTCCACGACATCCTGCCTGCCTGACAGCGGAGCCGATCCCCACGGTTCCGCTGATCCTTCCGGAAACTCGGGGTCCCCGACCAACGGCTTGCCGGGGGTTGGGGTGATACCCGGTTATGCCTAAGAAGTTCATTCAGCGGCATAACAAGGCTCTGACGGAGATCGCATCCAAGACGATCTCCGTCTTGCCTTTTATAGACGATAATCCTGAAGCCAAGACTGAGAGGATCAGGCGTACCACCGGATCAGGATGGGATGCCTTCTCGTTCTTCTGCCATACCTATTTCCCGCATATCTTCCCACTACCCTTTTGCCCAGCGCATGAGACCATGTTCGATGAGACTGACAAGGGCTCAGGCATCATTGCCATCACCGGATTTCGTGGGCTGGGCAAAACGGTACTCATGGGAGTGGTCTATCCCATCTGGATGATCATCCAGGGTGAACGCTACGTGATCCATACAGCCGCAGACATAGATCTGGCTCAGGAACGCACTGCCTTTACCTTGCATGAGCTGCGGAACAACAAGCGGCTCACGATGGACTATCCGGAGCTGCAGCCCGTGGATGCCTTTGATCTCGACTTCTATCTCAAGAACAAGGCGAGGATCAGAGCCAGAAGTATCAAGCAGTCTCACAGGGGAACCATCAATCCCAAGACTGCCAAACGGCCCGGACTGATCGTCTGTGACGATATCGACAAAGAAGAAAACATGGGCAACCAGTCCATCGGCAAGAGACGCATGGAGAAGATCACCCAGGAGCTTGCCGGAGCTCTCTCACCGGAGGGAAATGGCAGGATCGTCTGGCTCGGTAACCTGGTGCATCCCAACTATGCGATCTGCCAGTTTCAGGAGCTTATCTTGGGCGAAATACGGGCTGATAACCCTGATCTGGACACAAGGTCGGTTCTGAAAACGCACCAGAAAGCGATATTGCGCTTCTCTCTCGAAGATATGCATGGCAAGTCCATCTGGGAGGAGCAGTACCCCACTGCCACCCTGCCTAATCTGAGAGCCAAGTTTGGTCATACCGGATACCAGAGGGAGATGTTGGGGCAGCCAGTCATTGAAGGGAACATATTCAAGAACCACTGGTTCACCAGATACAAAACTCTGCCTGAGCCATCTCACATGAAGCGGGTCTGGCTCTATGCCGATCCCGCCTGGGGTGAGAAGGGCTGTTACAAGGCCATCATCTCCATAGGCTATGACGGCAACAGGTTCTATGTGATTCACGTCTGGATACGGCAGACCGAGAACACCAAGTTCTTCAGATACTACTATGATACCTATCAGGAACTTGATAGAACATATAGAGTCAAAGCCCGGGCAGCCTGTGAAACTACCTATGGTCAAGCTCGTATCCTGGCTGACTTCGACAGGTGGGCACAGGACAATCATCTGCCACCCATCAGTCACAGAATCAAGCGTATCGATAACAAGGACAACAAGAACCTCCGCATCGAAAGAACCGAGACCATCATCGAGACAGCAAAGATACTCTTTCCTGAAGGCCAAGATACTCCCACTCTCATCAGTCAGTTCCTCACCTATCCTGATGGCTACATCGATGGCTGTGATGCCCTGGCAGGCTGCTTGGAACGGTTCTCGGAATACGATATCGGCAGGAACAGAGTCAAGGTCAGGAGGTTCGCCTTCTGATGAACTACTACGATAAACTCATGCTTGAATACTACCGTGTCCTGAACAATGCCTGGAAGACCGAGATCAGGGATGCTGCCAGACTTGCCATCCAGATGCTGAGTGACATGCCACGAGCAGAGAAGATCAACCGGGACTCCATAGATAAGCTTATGGGCATCATCAACACCCAGTTGGGAGATGACTTCGCGGCCCTGGTCAATGAGCCCACCAAGGCGATAATAGACCGCTGTGTGCGCCTCGGACTGAGAGACACCCAAGTGCAAGCCCCAACCAAGACCAGCATTGGGCTCTGGGGTATAGAAGACCAGCATCTCTCATCCACCATCCAGAAGCAGCAGTTGTTCTGGATCGGGAATCACTTCGATGCAGACATCAGGCAGAACTTTGCCGATGTCCTCTCCAAAGCCATAGAACAAGGCTATACCAAAGAAATGCTTGCTGATACCCTCAAAGACCAGTTCAATGACCTGGCAAACCGCTCATCCCACTACTGGCAGGGACTGGCAGAGCATACCGCCCTGCGCATCAGGGAGTTCGGAAGGCTGCAAGGTTATAAGAAAGCCAAAGCCAGGTACTACAAGCTCGTGGTTATCCTGGATGACCGCACCAGTGATATCTGCCGGGCATTGGCAGCCCAGGATAAGGTCTATCCACTCAACGATGCCCTGGAAGTGATGGATAAGCTCATGGCTCTGGATACCAAGTCCAGTAGCCTGGATGATGCCAGAGATTACATCAAAGCCCTCGCACCCTGGATCAAGGATGACCAGATCGAATACGACTCAGAAATGAACCCGGTTGGTGTCTCCGGAGCGCATACACCTTTCCCACCGTTTCATTGGAAGTGCAGGACGACATCTGAGGTTTGGAATGTTTAGTTTCTGCTGTGAGTTTGTAAATCTGATACTATTTCATGAGTATCATCTTATGAGTTTGAGATATGCCATTCATCTCAACCCGCACAAAATAAATCCCCGAGCTTACAGCAGTACCTTTCTCGTCTAGTCCATTCCAGACTATTCGATGATGCCCTTCACGTAACAAACCGTTGTGCAGGGTTATTAACTTCTGTCCTTTGATATTGAACACAGATAACTTAGTCGATCCTTCCCGAGGAGTTATAAAACTGATGGTGGTTTCTGGATTGAAGGGGTTGGGGTAATTAGTTAGTGTTGAAAATGTTATAGATGGGATGACCGGATCATCTGTGTCAGTCGTTGTAAGATACATAGGGATCGCCACCTGAACTATTTCGCCTTCGTTGACAACTACGTTTTCTATGATCTGGTCTTCATAATCCCAGCGGCTTGCCCGGATCGTATATAATCCAGGTCCTGTTGGATACTCAAAGCACCCCAAACTGTCACTGAATTCGGGAAGTTTTTGGTTAATCTCTATCTTGGCACAGTCAATCATATCACCATTATCAGGGTTGAAAACGATTCCCCTTAGGCCGCCAATATATACAGAATTATATTCATAGGCACCGATGTCTACTGTTTGCTGACCGCCAGTACCTGAAGCGATGCGCTTGTGATATCTTATATCGAAATCAGGCAGATCGGGAAGATAAGCTCCAGTATCTATGCAGGGAGAATCATGCGCTAAACTAAAATCACTACCTAAGGAATCGGCATACTGAGGGTTAGCCATAATATTGCCTCCTCCGTCATAAAGCGGGGGCACAGGAATCTCCACGCAGTTATTCATAAAGATGGGCGGGTAACCATCGACATAATCTGCTGAAGAGGTGTTAGTATGGCCATCCAGGACGTTATTATAGAAGTTTGGGCTTGTCTCATACCCCAGTAGAATAGTGTCGTAATTGATAAAACTATTATTAAATAGCAGAGGCGACACTTCGTTGAATTTTGCTACTGCCCCACCGTCAGAACCCACTGGGGGGAAATGCCGAAACAAATTGTTATAGATTCTGGGTTTATTGAACACAGTATGGGCCCCTCCCCAGATTTCTATGCCATAGGCATAGTAGCCGGTTGTTTCCAAAATGTTGTTGTAAATATCCGAACCTCGACTTGTATTGTAGAATCTTACATGGCCATATCCAAAGTTGTCTGACAAGACATTGTAGCCAGGGCCAGACGATTGTAAGCTTGCATATCCGGAACCCATATTCGGTTTATAGATAAGGTTCCTTCGGCAATAGACAGTATCCACGTCAGTATATGACATACAAAAGAACTTGGTTTGTGAATTATAAGATTCATTTCCATACATGTTGTATGACCCTACATATCGAGACAGTTCCTTATTTGCATCAGTATCATTGAAGTTGATATACTTATTAAATATAATCTCACGATGGCTGCCACCCCCAGTAATATCTGTTGCAGTTCCGGAAAACTCACATCTGGCTATTGTTAGCGTGGGTGCATCTTCAAGATCAGAGCCGGCACTGATAAAACTAGAAGTGAAGTGAAAACCACTGAGATTGTAAGAAGTGAACCTGCACCCATATATAATCGTGTCTTCCAGAAGGTTGCCGCAGCTAATCGCAGCAGTATTAGTTTCAAAAGTGCAATATTTTACATCAATTCTACCATTCCTCACGCATAATGCCCCCCAACTATTTGGATAAGTGTAATCAATAATCCCCATGAAAGTGCGGTTAATATGGCAGTATTCGAATTCAGATTTTTGAGCGTTTTCTGTAAAATGGATTCCTCCCCACCGAAACAGCTGGTCACTTTGCCAGGTATCGAAGACAATGGGATAGGCCTGAGTACCATGTGCCACAATCTTGCCATGGACAACAATCATTTTAGCAATTGGCTCTATGGGATTATTTATGGTTCCATGCCAGAAGAAACCATTCCAATCTATCTCGATCGAAGCGCCGTTTATCTGAACCTGCACACCCGGCTCTATGGTGAGAGTTACACCGGAAGCAATGTATAAGAACGATACCAACCGATAAGGGCTATTCTGTAAATCCCAAGTGGTATCCTGCGAAATGATACCTCCCACATCCATAGCAGAAAGGCTGAAAGCCACAATCATTAGGGACGCGCTCAGGACGTATTTCATGTTCTTATCCTTGTTTTAGGTTGGAGTCACTTATGCAGAGACTCCAACACAATGAGTTTATTTTAACAGCATCATCTTGCGAACATGGCTTTTCCCACCTTGTTCTACTCTGACAAAGTAAACTCCAGACGAAACTGGTCGTCCCGATGTATCTGTTCCAGTCCAAACAATTCTGTGATTACCGGCAAGATGTTCTCCATTTACCAGTTCTTTTACCTTCTGTCCACGCAGATTATATACTATCAGTTTCACATAGCCATCTTTGGGTACTGCATAGTTTATTGTGGTAGATGGATTGAAAGGATTGGGGTAGTTGCCCTGGATAAGTAGATGGCTTGGGGGGCTTACCTCCTGAAAAACTAAAATCTGTGGGTTACCAAGTTTGGTTAGGAAATCCATGTAACTTTTAATATTTGTAGTGGTTGCGCTGCAATTTGGTAACGACTTAGCACCTTCTGAAGCATATTTATACAAGCAGTATGACTGATCTATTAGGGCATAGAGAGAATCTGCTACAGAGATGGGGTTGTTAATAACCAACTGCAAACGCTGAATAGCAGATAGATAATCCTCTTCTTTTATGTAACATTGAGTTTTTACCGCTTCCTTTTCCAAATAGGGAACCATGTTTTCAAGAGGTATCTTCAGATCAAGGTATTCCCTCAAAGATGCATAATCACTCTCAGTAGCTCTTTCTATAAGATACAGAAAGTCTATTGCCAAGGATGTTATAGTCGAATCAGGAAAGGCTTCTATAATTTGTTTCATTATATCTTGCGCTAGGCCAAATTCGCCTTGGAAAAAGTATTCTGTCCCAATGTTCATTAATGAATGGGGGGAAGTTGGTGGTTCAGGTGGTTCTGGGACAAATCTAAACGCAGAAACATCCGGATAGAACCTATCGGGAGCTGCAACCCAGTTCGGGATAAATGTATTGTTATACACTTCTGCAATTTCTTCTGGGGTTAGATTTGCTACTAAGTAGTTGTCCCAGTTTTCAAAATCAAACACTGACGAGGGATCGTTTGCCACTGAACATTGCTGGTCAATGATCCGGTTATCGGGATAGTTTACTAACATTTTTAAGGAACTTAAAGATGCCCCATCACCGATTAATTCGCACCCACCATTATCCTGGAACAAATTGTTCGAGAATCCATGATAGTCTGGCTCAGTATCTGGAGTTCTATACGATTTTGTCCCCAAGAACCCATGCCCTCTCAAGTTGGTGAAGTTGTTATTCATAACGTTAAGTTCGGCATCATTGGCATAAATACCCATGCCGGAGTATCTGCCATTTGGTTCATCCTGCTCTGTAAAGAAATTGTGATAAATAAGTGATTTTGAGCTGGTATGATCTATCCAGATGGCTGCGTGGTCGTTATAATAAAAATTGTTTGGTTCTATGTTTGGCAGCTCCAAAAGGATATCAGTCGGAACGCCATTGCCGTCGAAAACTCCACCAACCAGAATACTTGAATCCTGAGCGTATATACCGAAGATATTATTATTAAAATCGCATCCCTGAACAATGGCTTCCTTACAATTAATCAAGCTGATGCCATATTCATTTTGATCTTCGATAGTGTCTCCACCGAATGTACACTCGTCTTTGATGTCAGCCTTAAGATATTGAATGCCATTGCTTAGTTGATTATCTTGGATAAAAATCCCACAATGGTTGGATGCAAAGGAACACTGTTTAATAGTAGCAGTTTGCTCTATGGTCGCATAATTGCTTCTGTCAAAAAAGACTCCATAAGTACAATTAGAATATGAGTTATTGTTGTATTTTGGTTCATTCGCGTTCTTCACATAGATTTTATCAATACCACTTATATCAGAGCACTCAAGTATAAATGACGGGGAGTTTGTGCTGTATCCCGTATATATGTAGATTCCTTCCCATCTTTGGGCGTTTGGATGAGTAGATGTTATGCGAACATTGAGCAATTTACGTGGGTTTCCTTCTAATCCTTCTATCCTGCCATTATCATTAGTTATTATCCTATCGCCATGTAGTTCGGGATCATTGGAATCCGGGTCTGGTTTGTATCCAGAAATACAAACGCCTGATGCGAGCTTAATTGCGCTACTGTCTGTGTTTGTACCCTGGACGATCAATTGTGCTCCATTTCGATTCGGGTAATTACCACCATTCAAGTTCACATGAGAGTTCTCTTCAAAAAGCATAACAGCCCCATCTGAAACTTTGCATTCCCCAGTGCCAAGGATGTTTACTGTGCCATAGACTATGTAATCATCTACATCAGTTATAAAGCCTTTGAAATTCACATTAGTCTCATCTATTGTAAGCTGGGCATAAGCAGGATTAGTCATACCATCATAACCTATATCAAAATCATGTCCGATGATAGCAGAACTATTGTTTAACCCATATTGAGGGAATCGAATGATGAGATGCCCATGATTCGCTTGATAGTTGATCTTCATGGTGCTTGATTCCGTATGTATATAACCGGTATTCAATTCAACAACATCATTTATGTATACTCTTCCTCGGTTTTGCAGCCATCCAATCCGGGTGGAAACATCATTATCCGTGGAGTAATCATTCAGAGACAAAAATTCAGTAGTCGCGTTTTCCTTCACTATAATTGCATTTAGATCATATGATGTTGACGATAGGTTTGAGCCTTTGAATATCGCATCACTTGCTTCGGAAAAATCCATATTGTTGGTAACGACAAATCGACCTGTCCCATGATTGTTCTCATCAACTTGGAAAACTGCTGTATTCACGGTGCTATTGCAAGTAGCGCGATAAGTTGTAAGTAAGCAATCGTCGCCAAGCGTTATTGTTGCGCCATCCATGATCTCCAAATTATCACTTATATATACAGATACACCTTCTGCAATTTTTAATCTTGCTCCGGGGTGTATGCGAATTTTGTTATAGAAAAGGGGATGGTTTGCAGTAAGAATAGTGTCTCCCTCAGCCCAATAGACATCGAGAACCGGTTCGTCGCTTAAGAATACTTCACCTAATCCAATATCTATGTTCTGGTATTGAGTAGCCGTATATGCTCCTGTACCGTTTGCTCTGAGTAGTGTAACAGTGTATCGGGGATGCTTTAACAGGTTCTGAAATACTCCTCTGTTTACTTCAAAGGGAGGGGAATCGCCATAAATTACTGTTGTCGGCATAGCAGCCCTTCCGTAAGCATTGACATAAATGAAAGAAGTGTTCTCTCCACCAGTATCCACAGCATTAACAATAAATGTAGGTTGGACTTGGTATTTTACGACATTATCTTTACCTTTTTGAAATTTACTGAACCCCAGTGGTGGATTCACTGACTCCTGCTCGTGTTCAGGCTCTCCATTCGGCCCCACGCTTGATATAACCGGCATGTACTCAGGATAAGAAGTCACATAGCCATGCTCATCTGGATACATGATATTTAATAAACCAGATGCTGTTAGATAAGGTGTTACACCTGCCCATGATCTTGATGTTGGGCCCCATTGTTGAAATGAATCGTGTGTTACGTCTGAATACATATAGTTTGTTGAGTTGTATGAAATGCTTACGAAGTCACCTGTAATGATCTCTTCTTGGGGGTAGTAAGGTGGTTGCTCGGACATATTTGAAATGGAAACAATAACTGATCTATTCAAATCGGCTCTTTCTAACAAAGCGGAGTGATTATTGACATATCTGTATCCAGTTCCAAGGAATAATGACGTTGGATCATAAAAAGTTAACGGATCATAATGGAGTGAACCTTCAAATCCGCTGAAGTCGTATTTTTTCTCAAAGTAGTCAATACAATCATCGCGGAAAAAATACATCCCTTTGTATCTGTCTGTGAGTGTTGTACCTTTATACCCTCTAGTAAATATGGTACTAGTATTTTCATTATACTCAAGAGTATTGTTCAGGTTGGGACGAGAATTCTGAGAGAGATAATTATATCCTGGAGAGATAGGAACGCTATTAGATCCCGCGTCAGTAGATCCAGTAAAATAAACATGTCCGGAATTGTCAACTAAAGGTGCAGTCCAACAGCTGATAAGTTCTGTTTGGGGAGTATTTATTTGATTTGCGACCAACATAGGATCAATCTCATAAATCTTGTTATTCTTACTAACTGCATAGAGACGAACATCTTCCTCAACTTCTGTATCAAAAGCTATAGGCGCAATAAAATGATCCTCATCATTAAAGTTAGTAATAATAGGAATCGAATGTACTAAACACCCATCCCTTGCATCTACAACAAAAAGCGTATGTAAACCGAGAACATAAAGCAAATCACCGATTAAAGTAGGTGTTGCCATATATTCAAGTTTGAAATTGAAAGAGTTATCTATTGTGTCGCGCTCTAGGTTCCTCAGGTTCAAGATCCAGTTACATTCCGCGTTATCAGTGACAAAATCAGCTGAGACAGATAACAATGTTCCGCTTTTATTAAGCAGTATTACTCGATTGTGGTTTGTTGAATTATATTTGTAAAGTACGGGGCTAGCCCAAAAGCCCGTTGCACCATCTACACGTTGTTGAGCCTCACTAGTTGTAAAATAGGTGTTTATATTGCCAATATCATCAGTATTATAGCTCGACACGCAATCTTCTTCTAGGTTCAAGTGTTCTTGATTCATTTTAATGATCTGCCTGTTCTCAATCGACCAGTCGAAAATTCCGTTCAATACTGTAAAACTGATTAGCAGACCTTCTTTACCCAGAGGAGTTATAGGTTCACCAGTGTGAACATAGTTATACAAACCGAAAGTTGCAGCATAAAAATGCTGGTCGGCCGCATCGTCAACAGCTATTACGTTGCGAATCCTATCCGGGCATAAGTAATGCTCTGAAGCAGGTGGGGTATCGCCTCCCGTAGCATATAGAGCTGTTGTCATGATGGCAATTGTTATAATAATCCAAGTTGTTTTCATAATTTCTCCAAAGTTTGTTCATACATATGAGTGACTGTGAGTTATCTCCAATTCTTTGTTACTCACGTACTTTGAAGACATGACAGATAGCCTGTCTTAGTCTATCAAAACAAAATCTTTGATTGATCCCCATGTTATAGTGTTCTTTTCCAACGATTTCCCCAGCATTTATGCGCTCGAAAGAAGTTCCGGAGACCAAGCAGTGTCATAGTGTCATAAAGGATATTGCTGCCTAACTCAGTGCAGTAAAGCCCTGTGCCCAAAATGGTGAGCCTGCCGGCCAAAATGCTCATTGCCATAACAACCTCCTATAGAGAAGTATGTTCGTATAAGTCTATTTTTTCTACTGAACAAATTCAACTTCTTTTAGTTGACTTGAGTTCCCTTCTTCCGTTATTAAACGGGCAATAACGGAATGGCTCATATGAATCTTATAATCATGTTTAGATCTAGTTTCATCCTCTGGCGCATAAGACAATTTGTCAATTAAAAAATTCAGCGTGGGTTTCAAGGTTATTCTGTCAACCCAAAATTCATTGGCATCCTTACCCATCCTGATTTGTCAGCATACAGGGGAATGCTTTCCTGGCTCTGGATCTATGATTACATCTGGTACAAGGAGATAGCATGACCGAAGCGTTGATGAACCGAATCAAAGCTCAGTTAGTCAAACATGAAGGTCTGCGGCTGAAGCCATACCGATGCACAGCAGGAAAGTTGACCATCGGTATCGGCCGCAATCTCGATGACCGGGGTATCTCCCAGAAAGAGGCTTATGCCATGCTGGATCGGGATATCCAAGACTGCGAGCAATGGCTGATCGATGAGATACCTGAGGTGTACAATAAGCTCGATGAGGTGCGCCAGTCGGTGCTGCTGAACATGTGTTTCAACTTGGGCATCAAGGGACTATTAGAGTTCAAGAACACCCTTGCATATATCGGTGCCGGAGACTGGGAACGGGCAGCCAATGGCATGCTGGCCTCCAAGTGGGCGAAGCAAGTGGGAATGAGAGCCATTGAGCTCTCCGAGATGATGAGGAAGGGAAAGTGATCTCCATCCCGGTCGAGACCGATGCCATGCTCGCCATCCTCAACTTGCCAAAGGAGATGTCCAACAATGGCATCTTCAAGGAGCATCAGGGCCTGGTCATGGAGATGATCAACTCCCTAGTTCTGCAGGAGTACTATGACCGGGCAACTCACGATGACTTGCCCGAAGAGGAGCCGTTCCTGATTTCTTTTCGTTTTGGGTTCTGTTTTCTGATGCTGCACAGTACTTGTGAGTTCCTCAATTTGAAGACCCTAGGCGAGGGAATAGTCAAGACCGTAGGTTTAGACCAGTCCGCGACCGAACTACTCACAGGGAGCGAAATTGACGCCTTCAAAGCCAACCTTGAGCTAAGAGCACTGACCATCCTGCAAGCCTATCTCAATCCTGCCGGTCTGGATCGACTGAATGAACTCAAGCCCAGACAGCCTCGCCCAATTCGAGTGGGAGTTATCTGATGCCTGATCGTGATTTTACTTCTCCTGAGGAACTGATGGTCGAGATCTACCGGGCTATCTATGCCGCCCTGGAGAGCCGGCTGCATCTGATCGGATCGACCATCGATGCTGACTCTCGCAAGGAGATTCTGTCACAGCAGATCTACGACAAGGGTGACTTCTATGGCAATACTGGCTATCTACTCCAAACTACCGATACTGCCATGATCCTGAGAGTTGGCTCGAACGTTCGTCATGAGCCTTTCGTTTTGGGCGGCAAAGTGCCTTCCTGGACTCCGATCGCTCCATTGATCGCTTGGGTCGAACGCAAGCACCTGTCTTGGACTGATAAAGAGACAGGTAAAGTTCTGACCGTAGCCGAGATCGCATATCTCATCCGGGGCAAGATCAAACGGGAAGGCATTGCTGCTCGTAATGTGTTTGCTTCAGTCATCGCCAACCGGGAGCAGTGGATCTATCAGCAGTTGAATGATATCGAGGTGAGCCTGTGACAGCACTTGAGAAGTACCAAGCTGAACGCAGCCGCATCTCCGAAGCTCTTAATCTTGCTGGAGTGGCAGAGACCCTATACAACAAGGACAACATCCCCAAGAACCTGCCTTGCGCCATCCTTATCCTCGATTCCGAGATCGGCAAGCATGGCACCTCCCGCCAGTATGTGGATACCGATATCGCCTGGACGGTTTACCTGATCGTCAATGCACAGAATGTATCCGATCCAGACTCTGAGCTATATTCATTCAAGGAGAAGTTCCGGAGCTACTATCAGAAGCTGATGAACCGGGACCTGCCAAGTATCGAGTTTTACACATCCAGAGTGGATGGAACCAGATTGGTCAGGATCGCCAAGATTGATCTGCTGAAAAGCGGTACGGGAGCTGGTTCATGAGAGTGATGCGCATTGGTGCCTATAACCTGGCGATAAGTTCAGCGAGTGATCTCCTGGAGACCAAGTACAAACCGGAACACATAGATCTATCCAAGTATCAGTGGATCGGCAAGCAACTTGTAAGTAAAGCTGCCGAGACTAAGAAAGTGGTGTCTCAGCCCTACTCGATGAGCAATCTGCTCAATCTCCTGGATACCGATGAGTATCACTCCGGCTGTATCGATGCTCTGACTATGGCTACCATCATGCAGTTCGACTGCAAGAACAGCCAGGTCAAGTCCTGGATGGAAGCTGCCGAGTTCCCTGCCTGTGAAGACCAGACCACCATCCTGGCGGAGCTGATGAAGTTCTATCTCGCCTGTGGTAACGGCTTCCTGATCAAGATGCGGAACGCTCAGGGTCAGTGGATGGGACTGGAGCGCATGCTGCCCTCTGAAGTGCAGATCGTGGAAAACTATGACGAGTTCGGCTTCTTCAAGCCCAACTACATCCAGGTTAACAACAACCAGAAGAAGGACTTCGCCTACGAGGACATCATCCACTTGAAGAAGTCAACCCATAGATCAAACGCCTGGGGACTGGCTTGCCTGCCCATTGCCATCAACATCGAGATCTTGGGCGAGATCAAGACCTTCGACTACAACAACTTCAAGAACGGCCTGATGATTGACTATTTCGTAATCGTGGAGGGCGGAACGCTGAGAGACGGGACCGTTACTGATGAACAGGGCAATGAAGTGCTGACCGATGCCTATACCGAGATCGAGAAAGCGCTCACCGAGGTCAAAGGCAATGCCAGGAGCCACTCCACTGTCCTGATCGAGAGTGAGAGCCGGGACGTGAAGATACGCCTTGAGCCTCTCCGTCAGCAAGACCGGGAAGGGGGCTTCTTAGGGCTCAAGAAAGACCTGAGAGAAGGTATCCTCGCCTATCACCGGGTTCCCGCCAGGATCGTTTCCCAACTTATCCCAGGACAGCTTGGCGGCGATAACCGCAGCGATATGCTGATGTTCTACCACTTCGTGGTCAAACCGCTGCAAAACCGCCTGGCACTAACCCTGGCAGTAGAGTTCAACTATGAGTTTGGTTGGAACGTGAAGCCAGATGATTTCAACTTCGGCAACCTGACCGAGGTACTGCAGAGTGACGATGAACGATTGTTCTTTACGGCTAAATAGTAGAAAAAACACCAGGAAGGCGGACTTAGCACCTTGCTTAGGGGTACCGCATCAGTTGCCTGGCACAACCAATAACTTCGTTTACTGTGAACGCTCACTGTGTATAGGGATATGCAAGGTATGCACCCTTGCACAT